CTTCTACGACTACGCGGTGGACTACTAACCATGAGCTACACGAAAGAGCAGCGCGCCGACAACAAGCTGCTCGACGTCATGCGCGAGCAGTACCCGAAGGCCGTCGAGGCGTGCGCGAAGCTGTACGACCAGGCGCGCGAGGACATCAAGTTCGTCAGCGTGCCCGGCAACCAGTGGGATGAGTCGCTTAAGCAGCGCCGCAAGAACCGGCCGACGTACGAGTTCCCCAAGCTGCGCATGCAGCTGCAGCAGATCATCAACGAGATGCGCCAGACCCGGCCGCAGGGCAAGGTCCGGGGCGTCGAGGAAGCCGACCGCGGGCTGGCCGAACTGATGCAGGGCCTGTGCCGCAACATCGAGTCGACCAGCAACGCCGACCGCGCCTACGACATCGCCTTCGAATCCGCGGTTCTTGGCGGTATGGGCGTGTGGCGCATCTGCACGGACTACCTGAACGACGACGACCTCGAGCAGGACATCCGCGTCAAGCCGATCCGCAACTTCGCCTGCGTGAAGTTCGATCCGGCCGCCGTGGAGATCGACCGGCGCGACGCGCGCTATGTGTTCGTCGAAGAGCTGATCCCGCGCAGTCAGTTCGAAGCCGACTACCCCGACGCCAAGCTCGAGGATTTCGAGGGTGACGCGCACTGCAAACAGCACTGGCAGGACCGCGACCAGGTCCGCATCGCCGAATACTGGTACAAGAAGCCGGTCACGCGCGAGCTGTGGGTGGTGCGTTCGGCGAATGGGGATTCGGTCGTCAACAGCGACGAACTCGGCATTTCCGAGGACGAGCTGGCCGCCGCCGGGCTGGAAATCGTCAACCGCCGCACGGTCAAGACCCACAAGGTCTGCATGCGGATCACCAACGGCCACGAGTGGCTGACGGACGAGTACGAGTTCCCGTCGAAGTACATCCCGATCGTTGTCACCTGGGGCAACATCGCCAACATCGACGGCGAGGACTACTGGTGCGGCGCGGCGCGGTTCGGCAAGGACCAGCAGCGCCTCCACAACGTCCACCGGACGGCGATCATCGAGGCGGTCGCGAAGTCGCCCAAGGCGCCGTTCATCGCCAAGCCGAAGTGGCTGGGCCAGCACAAGCGCCAGTGGGACAACGCGAACGCCGAGGACTACCCGGTCCTCTTCATTGAAGACAACGCGCCGGACGGCGTCCTGCCGCAGCGTGTGCCGCAGGCTGAGGTGCCGGTGGCGCTGATCCAGCTCGCCGGCATGGACGCCGACGACATGAAGGCGGCCACGGGCATCTACGACGCCTCGCTGGGCGCCCGATCGAACGAGACCAGCGGCAAGGCCATCGCGACCCGCGCCCAGCAGGGCACGACCGCCAACTTCAACTACATCGACAACCTCACCTACGCGATCCGCTACACCTACGAAATCTTCGTCGACATGATCCCCCGCGTGTACGACACCCCGCGCGTGGTACGCATCCTCGGCGACGATGGCGCGGCGAAGTGGAAGCAGCTCTATCAGGAAGTGCAGGATCCAGAGACGGGCGAGCCGCACATCCTGAACGACATCCGCAAGGGCAAGTACGACGTCACCGTCACGGTCGGCCCGAGCTATGCGACGCAGCGCATGGAGGCGGCCGAAGGGTTCGCCCAGCTCGCCGGCCAGATCGGCGGCGCGTTCCCGGCGGTCGGCCCACTGCTCGCGTACGCCACGCTGCACAACAGCGATTTGCCGGGCATGGACGAGATCGACTCGGCGCTGCGTCAGATTCTCGTCGGGCAGGGCTTGCTCAAGCCGAAGGAAGGCGAACAGCCGCCGCAGCCTCAGCAGCCGAATCCGAAGGACGTCGCCGACGCCAAGCAGAAGGAATCGGCCGCCGCGCTCAACCAGGCGAAGGCGCAGGGCCAGCAGCTCGACAATGCTGCGATGGCAGCGCAGCTGGCACACGCGCACGCGATGGGGGCGATGGGGCCACCGCAGTTCTATCCACCCGACCAGATGACGCACGACTTCCAAGCCCCGCAAGGGGCTTTTTTTACGCCTGACGGTCAGCCGCCGGGCCCGCAGTTCACGGGCTAAGCCCGCCCGCACTGGCGCGGTCTCGCCAGATCCCACGAGGACACGATGAGCGACACCACCAACACCGCCGAAAGCGGTGCGGGCGCCGTTGCGCCTGCCACCAACGAAGCCCCACAGCAGGTTACGCAGGGCACCGAACCGCAGACCGAACTCACCCCGGAGCAGCAGGAAGCCGAGAAGGCCGAACAGCAGCGCCAGGAGGAGGAGGGCCGCAAGAAGAACCGCACGCGCGAGTACATCGAGCGCATCAAGCAGGAAAACGCCGAGCTGCGTCGGCGCGTGGCTGAACAGGAATTTCGCAGTCAGCCGCGGACGCAGCAGCAGGCGTCGCCCACTCCCCAGCAGGCCGGCGACCGCCGTCCGACGCTCGAGGACTACGGCTACGACTTCAACGCCTGGCAACAGGCAGACACGATCTGGATCGACCAGCAGGCAGAGCGTCGCGCCGCCGCGCTACTCGACCAGCGTACCCAGCAGCAGCGACAGCAGGAAACGTGGTCCGGATGGGCCCAGCGTTCCGCCGAGTTCGCTGCAGAACATGACGACTTCGAAGAGGTCGTCGGCTCCATGCCCGGCTTCGATCCTGCCCTGCAGGAAGCCATCGCACGCCATCCCAACGGCCCGGCGATCGCCTACCACCTCGGCAACAACCCCGCCGATCTGCTCGCCTACGCGAACACCAATCCGCATTACGCGGACCTCGCGTTGCAGACGATCGCCGCGCGCCTCGGCAGCGCCTCGGCCGCCGCGCAGCAAGTCGCTGCGCCCACGGCTCCTGCGCCGAACAAACCCATCACGAAGGCCCCGCCGCCGGCTCCCACGGTCGGTGGTCGTGCACCCGCGTCTGTCGACCCGGATCGCATGACGACCGAGCAGTGGCGCGATTGGCGCGAGGCCCAACTCAAAGCCAAAAGGGGCTAACCCGCCATGAGCAATACCCTGCTGACTCCTACCGCAGTGACCCGCGAGGCGCTGCGCATCCTCCACCAGAAGCTCAACTTCATCGGCAACGTCGTCCGTGACTACGACGACAGCTATGCCAAGTCGGGCGCCAAGATCGGCGACTCGCTCAAGATCCGCCTGCCGAACCAGTACACGGTCCGCACCGGCGCGACGCTGAGCACGCAGGACACGACCGAGTCGAGCGTGACTCTGCAGGTCAACAACCAGATCGGCGTCGACCTGAACTTCACCTCGGTCGACCTGACCTTGTCGCTCGACGACTTCGGCCCCCGCATCCTGGACCCGGCCATGTCGGTCCTGGCGGCGAACATCGAATCGACGGTGCTGTCGAACGTCTACAAGGACGTTTACGCCTCGATCTGGAACAACGGCTCGGCCGCGACCTACAGCAAGGCGCTTGACACCCGCGTCAAGCTGCAGAACGCGCTCGCCCCGGTCAACGACCGCACCATGCTCCTCGATCCGACCGCGATGGCGGACGTGGTCAAGGACACCAAGACGCTGTTCAACGACCAGGCCGCGATCGCCAAGCAGTACAAGGAAGGCATGGTCGGCCGCGTCGCGGGCTACGACTGGTACGAAAACACGATGATGCCCTCGCACACCGTGGGCGACGCCGCGTCGTACGTCTGCAACACCTCGACCGGCATCACCTCGGGCTCGGCGACCATCACGGTCTCGGGTGGCACTGGCACGTTCAAGGCGGGCGATGTCATCACGATCGTCGGCGTGAATCGCGTGCATCCGGAGACGAAGGTCGACACCGGCGTGCTGCAGCAGTTCGTGGTCACCGCCGACGGCACCACGTCGCTGACTGTCTCGCCGACCCCGGTTACCTCGGGCGCAACCAAGAACGTCGTCATCAACTCGGCCGGCGCGTCGAAGACCGTCACCTCGGCCGGTACTGCCTCGACCGCCACGCAGACGGGTCTCGCGTTCCAGAAAGGCGCCTTCGCGTTCGCGACCGCCGACCTGCTGCTGCCGAAGGGCGTGGACTTCGCCGCGCGCGAAGTCATGGACGGCATCTCCATGCGCATCATCCGCGACTACGACATCACGAACGACAAGTTCCCGTGCCGCCTCGACGTGCTGTACGGCTACAAGACGATTCGTCCGCAGCTCGCGTGCCGCTTCCACAACAACTGATCCACCGTGGTACTGCGGGGGCCCTTCGGGGCCCTCGCTCTTTTTGGAGTCGCCATGACCCAGGTTTCCGCGATCGTCCGCGACGCCTTGCTACTGCTCGGCGTGCAGGACGCGACCGAAGCGGTGAGCGCGCAGGAAATGCAGGACGGCATTCGCGAGCTCAACAAGCTCTGCTCGCGCTGGGAAGCCGATGGCGTCTCGCTGGGCTGGACGAACGTGTCCGCCGCGACCGACACGCTGCCGGCGCCGTTCGAATCCGAGGGCGCGGTCGCCGCGAACCTCGCGCTGGCGCTGCAGCCCCGCTACAAGGTTCCGCTCGACGCCAACGTCGTGCAGCAGGCGAACGACGGACTGGCCGCGCTCCGCGCCGACGTCATCGCCAACACCTATTCCCGCATCAGCTACGCCGACCTGCCGATGGGTGAGGGTTGGTGTGGTGGCTACAACATCAACAACGGCTGACCGATGACCGATCACGTCATCCAAGTCCGCTACACGAAGGACGCCGGTAATTGGACGTCCTATCGCGACCTCAATGCCGGTCGTGTGGGCGCGTTTGGGCAGGAACTCGTCACGCGCCAGCTGGGTCAGGCCACCGCGCGCGTGTGGGAAATTTGCGATACGTCGCCGTTCGCCGCAGACATCCTCGCTGCGGCGATCTTGGACGCGACGGGCAACTGGGCGGACTTCCCGTTGCCCGATGGCAGCTACAGCGACCTTACCCGAGACTTCACCCAGCAGGACGTCGTCGATTACATCCCCCTTCCGGCGCAGCAGACCGGCACCCGCTCGCGCGTGCTGTACCGCACCGCTCCGGGGCTCGACGTGTTTGCCAGCATCGGCGACGGCCCGCATCGCGGTGCGATCAATGCCGAAGGGGCGCTGTTCATCGTCTCCGGCTCGTCGCTGTACGAAGTCGCGACCGATGGCACCGCGACCAGCCGCGGCACCATTCCCGGCACCGGTCGGGTCTCGATGGCGTACAACCAGATCACCGGCGGCAACCAGGTGGTCGTCGGCAACGGATCGAGCGGCTACGTCTACAACACGTACACCGACACGTTCACGCAGATCACCGACGCCGGCTTCCCCGGCTTCAAGTCGTGCGACTTCCTCAACCAGTACATCGTCGGGGTCGAACCGCTGGGGCGCTACTGGTTCCACTCCGAACTGAACGACGCCCTGAGCTACAACACGCTCGACCAATACCAGGCCGAGACGTCGCCGGACCCGATCCAGGGCCTCATCGCCTCACATAACGAAGTGCTGGTGTTCGGCTCGCGCACGATCGAGCCGTGGATCAACGACCCGGTCAACAACGCAGCGGCGACGGCCTTCCAGCTCGAGCGTGGCTCGGTCATCGAGCGCGGCTGCCTCAACGGGAACACGATCCGGCGGCTGGACAATTCGGTGTTCTTCATCGGCGACGACCGCGTCCCGTACCGGCTCAACGGCTACACGCCGGTCCCGATCGGCACGCCGGTGCTAGCGTCCGCGTGGCGTGACCTGGACCCGACCAGGGCGTTCGCCTTCACCTACGAGGACAGGGGTCACGTCGTCTATTACGTGACGTGGGGCGACGGTCAAACGTGGGGCTATGACGTCGTTACCGGCAAGTGGCACCGCCGGCAATCCTTCGGCCTCGACCGCTGGCGCCTGAACTCGCTGGTGAAGTGGGGCAACGAGTGGTACGGCGGCGATTTCCAGAACGGCAAGCTCTACCGGGTCGCATGGGGTTACGTGTACGAAGGCTGCGAGATCATGCCGCGCCGCATCCGCACCGGTGTGCTGCATTCGGACGGGAATCCCGTTTCGGTCGGCGGTTTCAAGGTCTTGGCAAGCACAGGCGGGCCGGAGAGTACGCTCCCGTCGTCCCTGGTGCCCACGATCTCGGGCGCGTTGCCGGATGGCACGGTCGACGACGTCATCGACTACACCTACACGGTCACGCCGGCTTTTTCGGGGCAGGAGGTGACGCTCACAGTGGAGGGCACCTTCCCACCGGGACTGACGCTGACCAGCGCGGGCCACGTGACGGGCACGCTCACCACGGCGGGCACCTACTCTTTCACGATCACGCCGTCGTCGGACTGCGGAAGTGG